ATGGCAACGAACTTATTAACCGACCGCACGATCTTGGCATCCAAGCCGAAAGACCGTGAATACGAACTCACCGACGGCGGAGGCCTCGCCCTTCGCATCAAGACCAACGGCACCAAGATGTGGGCGGTGCGGTACACCAGCCCGACGACCGGAAAGCGCGTGCGCGAGTACATCGGCGCCTATCCGGCGCTTCGCCTCGCAGATGCGCGCGAGAAGGCATCCCAACGAAAGACGCTTGTAGCGCAAGGCGTAAGCCCCGACGCAGCTGCGGTTCTCCTGGCGGAAGATGGGGATACCCCGAGTACTGTCGGCGAGCTATACGACATTTGGTACACCAAGCACGTCGAGCGCAATCGCTCCAGCAAAAGCGACAAGGATTCGATCAAGAGCCGATTTGAGAACTATGTCCGCCCCCGGGTCGGTGACATCCCCTTGAGCAAGATCCGCCGCGGACAGCTCATGGTCGTCATTGATGCTGCGCGCGACGCGAACAAGATGCGGACCGCGAACCTGCTCCTTGGCGAGCTCGGTCAGATGTTCCGGTACGCTGCGGCGCGAGAGTGGATGCAGGGTGATCCCACTGCCGCCATCACGCGCAAGGACGCTGGCGGCCAGGACAACGAAAGCGATCGCGTCTTGGATGATGCGGAAATCGTCATGTTGCGCGACATCCTGGCAACACCACCCGAGTCGAAATCGCGCTACTACACGGCAACGCGCCGGGTACTGCCTGTTCATACCGAGCTTGCCGTGTGGTGGACGCTGGCGACACTGGGCCGCGCCGTCGAGGTCGCTACCATCAAACGCAAGGGCGCTGTCAATCGGAAAGCTGCCACGTGGACCATTCCCGCCGATGTGTCGAAGAACAAGAAGCCCCACCTGGTGCACCTGAGTGAATTCGCCCTGGCGGTGTGGGACCGAATGTGTGAGCTGCCCGGCGAAGGCGAGTATTTATTTGAAGGGCGCGATGGCGGCCACCTATCGGAAACCGAGGTAACTCGCCGACTGACCGATCGCCAAACTCGCGCCAAGCCGGTCAAGGGGCGAAAGAACAGCACGGTGCTTGATCTGCCCGGCGGCCACTGGAGTCAGCATGACCTGCGCCGCACGGGCGCCACGATCATGGGTGAGCTCGGAATCTCGTCCGACGTTATTGACTTGTGCCTAAACCATAAGAAGGCGAAGAAGACCACCCGGACCTATCAACGCCAGACAATGCTGCCCCAGCGGAAAGATGCGTTCGAAGCCCTTGGGCTACATCTCACCACACTACTGGGACAGCCGGTCGGCTGGCTCCCATCCAGTGATGTATAGAAGACTGCTCAGATCAATTACACCGTTCAGAGACGACGATTCGTCGGATCCAGTTTTTCGCGGCTTGCTCCGCACGCTCGAGCCAAGCCAACAATTCAGTACAACCCGCACCTTCCGACAGCCCACGTATATGCTGCAAGTAGAGACCTACCGTTCGCGACGTATTCCACGCGGCAGCCTCTTGGTAGAGACGCTGGAAGAAGTCTTCACCCTCAATCGCGCGGTAGCTGGAACTTTCGCTAAGAATTCTGGTTTCCCCTGAGAAACACTGCAACCTTTGCTTTTAGCAGCGAGGCATCATAGGTAGAAGTGCTGAGTGCACTCTGTAGCACCTTTCTCCGGATTTCAGTCGGCATTTCACGCCAGATGCTTAAGATCGCAGCCCCAAGGCAAGCAATGACTCGCCGCTCGCCTTCGTCAAGCACCCCAGTGTCTAACATCTCAACCGACGTGGGCAATCGTACGCCACCTTCATTTAGCCAGCGCTCAATGTCCGAGTCATCAGGATCGTGAATCATGTTTTCTGCCCCGAAAAAGCCCCTTCAGCGATGCGCGCAATCCTCGCCTTGAGTACAGACCTGTCGAATGCTGCTTGAGCGATCTCGCTATTTAATACCCGCCGACGCGCGTCGAGCGGGAGCTCATCCCAGAGGCTCAACACCGACGCCCCTAGAAAAGCGAGAATTCGACGTTCAGACACCTCGAATTCCTCAATAGCGAACGCCTGAGCCAGAGACGCAAGTTGCGAGCCCCCCTCATCGTCCCATCGCTCTAGCGCTTTAGTACCGGTTGTCTGTGACATGTTGCAGCCTCCCAGAAGATTGCATACAACCAGTGTAGGGCAGGCACTGCTTGACGACTTACGCCTGTTTCAATTTAGTCTTAGGCCAGACCTACCGCAGGGCGTACTGTGGGTATGTGGTACTCGCCACGACAACCAAAAAGGCAAACATCATGACATTTCCTACCCGCTTCAGCGCCGCAGGTCCTCCCGCCCAACCTGGTCAATCGGACGTGCCTAACAAGCAGCAAGAACAGCAAAGCCAGGAACAAAAAGAAGAGGCAGCTCGTAAGCAAGCACAGAACGACCCCATGAAACAGCGGACCCCTCAGTAGCGAATCGCACGCTTTCGGCCCATTCCTGTCACGGAAAACGCAGCTGCTTGGCTGCGGATGGATAGCTGAAAGCTTGTGAGCAGACGCTGACTCGTCGCGTGATTGCGAGGGCCAGCGTTGTCGTGTATCCATCCCGACACGATACTTCTGCACCGGTTCAAAGGCCGCGATAGAGGCCAATCGGCCCAGAAAACAAAAACTCAGATCTGGTCGGCTGGTTCGCTATTTCGCGGATACGCCGCGCTGCGAATCATTTAGGCCGCGACCCATCATGAAGCTCTTTAGGAAGTCATTTGCACGCGTCATTTCTGCCTGCCTAACGTTCCTCTCTGCAACGAGATCGTTCAATCACGACGGTGGCCACCGAGAACATCGGCCCTCCCCCCACGCTGCGACCTTGTCGCCTTGGCGTGTGTACAGAATCTATGCTCGCCCTGGGCGCCTGTTTCTCCGGAATGAGCAAGGAACAATCTTTGACTTCGGCGTTATGAAAGGAGCTGAGCCCACGTTAGCCTATCGGCTGTTCGTGAAAGGTCTCACAGGCCGGGGGTTCGCTTCGCGCACGCTGCTGCTAGATGACATCACTAGTCGAATTGAGGCCGGTGAGATTACGAGTGAACAGCTTGACCTTCCCGAATGTACGGCTGGGTCAGAAGTAGATATGGATCGCGGTACGCACGTCGACGTCTCGATGAAGTTGGCTTGATCGGCCCAACCACTTACCGAATCGTCGCGGGTTTCCAAGACACCTGGTTGCCTCAAAATTTAGGCGATATGGAAGTGTGTCTGGAAGGAAAGACGTCGCGGCAGCAATTATCATGTGAGTTCAAAATGCAGGCAGCAAAGCGAGTCACCGATCTAGGGCACAAGGTCGGTGACGTTACGACACACTTGGGTATGAGCAAGCACAACCTGTATGCGTGGCCCAAACGCTATTCGGGCAATCCCAAAACAGGGCGTACGGCAAGATGACCAGAGCGCGGCGGTCCGTCAGCTAAAAGCCTAGCTTATGGGATTGTCGAGCGACCATTGCCTCAAATTTAAGTTTGTTTCAATTCAGTCGTAGGTCCTGCCATTCGTTAGGCGTACCGTGAATTTGTGGCATACAGCCACAACAACCCAAAAGGTACACACATGACTTCGACCATACGCATGAATTCCCCTGGTAATCAATCAGGCCGCCTTAATGAGAAAGACCTGCCGGGCAAGCACCTAGAAAAGCAAGCGGAACGACAACAGAAAGACTCCGCGCACAAGATTGATCCGACAGACCGGAGCGAAAAAAAGGCACCTCAGGTCAGCGGAGATTCTGCCCCCCGGAAATCGTAACTGGCCGGAGCCCTGTTCGTCGGAAAAAACCTCGGCTCCTATCGGGCCAGTGCCATCAAAGACTCCATCCATTGGAGGAGAGCCTACTAACAGCGGAGCTCGCCATGAAGAACATAAGCAGTTCAGACTTCGACATTGATGGGCAGCCAATGCCGTCAAATACTCATCCTCAAAACAGCACGCCAGCTAGCGGAGAAAAAATAGCTAGCCGCGCTAGCCTTGATGGGGGCCGTAGAGCGGATATCATGCACTCGGCTAAAGATCTCAAAAAGAACTCCCCACAGACGACAAGTTGGTTTGGCACCGGAAGTCCTTGGATAGCAACTGGCTTGTCTGCAGCAACTGGCCTTATCCTCGGGGTAATGCTAGGGCGCCGCGAGTAGAGACCTGGACCTCCTTCGACAGACCTCGTTGCGCAAGGCTCCTGAGCGTTGAAACGAACAACGCCCAGGGAGCTGAAAACAAATCTTGTTGGCTCTCCGCCCGATGCGGCGGGATAGGAGCATTTCGCCTGGGTTCGAGCGAAAGCAGGACGCCAACTTTGAAGCGCTGCGCAAAGGTTGAACCAGCCCCCCTCAAAAGGTGAGGATATATCTAATTGGCGCTGGTGCGGCAACACTACGGCAAATCATTGCACGCCAGGCAGCATGAATCCCCCCACGATGTACCTTTGAAGGACAGCCAATGCGGCGCGACGACATCCAAGAGCTTGGAGCACAGGCGGCGCGGGATGGTTTGACCTTGTTCAATTGCCCATATTTCAAAGCGGAAGAAATGCCTGGCCACACTGGGGAAGAGCTCAGCAGCTGGAAGGCCAGGGTCGATGCATGGGCGGCAGGATGGAAATACGCACGAAACGTGGCCAGGCCGCCGCTACGTTTCCGGAAGTACATCCTCGAACGCAAACCGTAAGGCCCGTACTCACGCAAAGCCCCTACATTGGGGCGCATTTTTATGGTGTTCCACGGCTTTGCACATGCCACGGCGCGCCAGACCAGTTGTACGCCGCACGATGGATGCTCGCGTTTCTAATGGCCGTGCTAAAGATGAACGCGCCACGGGAGCACGCGCCTGCAGGCAATCCATTCCCGACACAGGCGCACCGATCTAGGAGGGAGACAAAATGACCTCAGACACTCGGTTAGCAGACGTTATCGTCAAGCGTCCAGACCGATCTACGTGTCGGATACAACGCCGGCTAGTCATCAAGCGCGGCACGGCGGCCCCCCCAAAGCCTGAATACCACTGCGCTTTGCCCACAGGTGAACCTGTGAGCTGGTTGGGAGACGGGAAATACCGCCTCCCGGACGGCTCAATCGCGGTCGCGGTAGCTCATCGACCGCCTGCACCGTAGTTGGCCCCTGGGCGCAAGCTACGCAGGGGATGCCACGGCGCTAGATGGCATATGCTACATTTCCCCCGCCCATGTGCGTCCTTGGCCGGCGACTTTGGGTACTACGTCCCAACCCCATCACGGGTTGGGACGTTTTTGCTTATGGGCCGAAGCAATTGGTATCGGCTCAGGAGATGCGCCGCAAGCTGCACAAGGGGATGGCGCCGCGCTAGGCTAGGTAGTACCGCCACACTATTGCAAGCCCGCCCCCCAAGCGCAATACTGACCTTCCCGTGTTCCTCTTTTGGAGGGTATAGCAATGCAACGCGACGACATCCGAAAGTTGGGCGTCAAGGCTGCCCGCGAAGGCTTGACTCTGTGGGATTGCCCCTACTATTGCGCCGCGGCCATGCCCGGGCACACAGGTGAACTGATCACGGCATGGCGCGAGAAGGTCGAAGCTTGGGAAGCTGGGTGGTTAGCGGAAATGAAATGTTTGAGCCCCCCGGGAAAGACGAAGTTCGCACCGCTGTCAGTTGAGCGGCGCCCCAACTGAACTATGTGCTAACGCCCCAGCAATGGGGCGTTTTCATTGGCGGCATGGCTACGGTCTGGCCCAAGCGTCTACCACTGTCTGATGCCGTGCCGCGCACTCTGCATACTGGAAGGCCAGCGCCACATGCGCCTGCGCCAGGTCGTCCCAAGAGGGCGAATCAACGCGCAGCACCGGCGGGCACGGCGCGCTGAGGTTGACGGGCAGCGTTGGCCGCGTCGATGGCTTCGTTGGTTGCGCGCACCCGGCCAGGGTCGCGCACGCAGTCAGCAGGCAAAGGGCGCTGAACGATTTCACGGGTATACCTCTCGATGACTTTGGGCTGGGCAGTGGCGAGCGTGTGCGCGGTACCGGCCAGGCTCTGCGACAGCCCGGTCAGCCGCTCGGCCTCAGTCCTGAATTCCTCCAGGCCCGCCACGCGGTGGGCTTCCTGGCACTCGGAGCGGCCCGCTTCGCGCTGGCTGTGCCCGTACCAGGCGACTCCCGCGCCGGCCACACCCAGCGCCATCGCCCCTGTGACGCCGGCCACGGCATAGCCCTTCCAGCCGGCCAGCGTCTTAATGGCGGCGGTGATCATGCCCGCCCCTTCCAATCGCGCGGAATTTGGAAGTGCGGGCCGTCCTTGAACGACTTCCAATCCCCCCCCACTCCACCGGGACGCCTATCTCTGCGGCGCATGCCTTGACCACCGAGGCTAGGTCGGCAAACGCTTGCCAGTCGTTCCAGGGAATCCCACTGCCCACCAGCGGCGCCAAGTCAACGGCATGGCCAAGCCCATCCGCCTGGGGTAAGTGGTAGCTGTTCATGGTCTTGCTGGAACCGCGCACGACATACTCGCGTTGCTGCGCGATCGTCCGGACGCCCTCGACGACAGTGAAGTCCGCGGCCGTGCGCTGGATCGCCAGTTTCACGACGGCGACCAGGTCAGGATGCACGCCAACCAGACGCGTCAGGCTGCGCTGCGATAGCTGAAATTGGCTCATTTCGAATCACCCCCCAGCTTGAACGAGATGAGCCGGCGTGCCGCCAACTCCAGGATCTGCTCACCCAGAATTCCCAAACCTGCACCCGCGCCAATCACGACGACCTGGGGAGCGTCTGGGAACGGGATATAGATCAGCGCCGCCACCGTACCCAGAGCGCTGCCCAATATCGTCCGGCCCAGGACAACCCGCCACGAGAGCTTTTCCTGACTGGTTAGCGCGCGCCCTACTGCGATCAGCGCGCCCATCCCGGCCAACCATGCAAGCGTCTTTTCAAAGTCGTTCATTGCGTTCTCTATAGACGAAAAAAACCCGCCAATGCGGGCAACACAACCAATCGCGGTCTGGCCTTACTCGACCTGCCCCGCCTCGATAAACAGGGCATCAGCCTGCGCCCCTGTCAGTGCCAGCTCGCCCATGGCTGCCAGTGTGCTGGCGCTGTCGCGTCGCACCGACGGCGACATTTCCCACGCAAGGCGGCGCTCGTCAGCCGCGCCCATCGCGCCAAAGAACGCATTCACTCGTTCTAGCAGTTGGTGACGCGCCAGGACCACCACGGCCTGGTACTTCGTCACAACCTGCGGCACGGGTTGTGGCGCCAGCGCACTCGGGTCGTGGGCGTCGTAGGCCGCCTGAACTGCGGCACGCTGGGTCTCCGTCAGATCGCTGCCATACAGAAACGCGCCTTCCTGTGACCATGAGAAAGGAAGCCCAGCCAGGCCGGCAGCCTGAAGCTCGGAAACAAAGGAAGGACCAATAGGTTTCATATCATCACCGCGGCGGAGAGTTCAGTAATGTGCCGGACTGCCAGCGCTGGGTTGACATAGGCCATGGGCACCATGTTGTGTGGGCCATCTGCCGACACTCCAAGCGTCGTCCATTTGGCGACTGCCGCGCGCCCTCCGGTGTCATCGTTGAGAATGGATCCGACGTTGCCGCCGGTGACCACCGCGCCATCGGCAGAAATGCCAGTGAATACCTCGGAAGATCCAAGCTCCGTTCGCAACGATTGGCCGAACAGGCCGACTTGCGCGCGCGTGTCAGCCCACATCAGCGCGTTAAACCCTCCGCCGATACTCACCCAGGTCGTTGACGACGAGGTGACATCGTAGTTGCCGACAAGCCCCACCAGTCGTCGGTTGAACCAAGATGCGACACCGCGATTACTGGCATCCCACAGGAATCCCCCCGAGGGATCGTTGTAAGCCATACCGACCAGCGTAGCCTCTGGATTTCCGCCAACAGTTTCTACGCCATTCGCGAGCGCTGAATGCCCTTCGGCTAGGGCACTCACGCTCAACGAGATATTGCCGGCTCCAGCGTCCATTGCCACTACGTATACCGTGGCCCCGGAGGGGATGGCAGAGCGCGCCATCGGCACTCCCGCCTGCGGAATCCAGTACTGCTGCTTGTTGATGACCAAACCATTGCCGTTGTAGGGCATCAGGCGAATTTCATCGGAGCTCACGCGGACCAGCCGGCACTGTCCGTGCGCGAACGGCGGCAGGTCGGAGACGGGAATCACTCCGCCCGCCCCTTTCTCGACGAAGTTTTCCAGCCGATCCGTCAAGTCATTCTGCTTGGTAAATGCGGTTCGAGGGGATTCGCCGCGGCGGCCGTTCGACTGCGGCGTATCTAGGTCAACCTTGTACGCGGAAAGATCAGGCATTCTCTTGCCCTCCCCCCTGCGCTTTCACCTCCTGCTCAGCGCGCACCGCAGCAACGGCCAGCTTGACCGCGTTCATGCCGATCATATTGAGGCGTGCCGTGAGGCCGTTGATGAGCTCCGGCGTCAACCGATTCTCCATGTTCTGCATGAGCACCCTGTGAATTTCTTCCTGCATGATTTTTTTCCCAAAGCTAGAGCCAGCCCGTTACATCGAGGTAGGCCATGTCGTTCGTAACGGAAAGCGTGTAAAAGCGGGTGTTGAACAGCGGAGCCCAGCCGAAGTACGTGCCGAGGTTTTCGCCGAACTTGGAGAACACGCCGTTGTTTCTGGCGGCGAAATGCTCACCCCAATGAATGGAGCTCCACCCGCCGCCGGGGTTCGGATAGCACTGGTAGCCCTGACGGTAGAACGATGGGCAATACGCCCACTTGGCGAAAGGCAGCCCGCCGTACTCCACCCCATCGCGATACCCACTACCGGTCCCATCGGCGTTCCAGTAGCGCCCTAACTGCATCGTCCTGTAGACGTTCATGGGCCGCGCAGTGCTCATGAAGATATGGCGGCCATCCTCAGACCAGATGTCCAAAGGCCCTCCGGTCACCCATGGGCGGTCGAAGATGTAGTACTCAACAGCTGCCCCAGCGAAAGTGACGGTGTAAGTTCCATCGCCATTGTTTCGGAGCTCTCGCATGGACGAAAACTGCTCCGTTGGCCGAAAGAAAACTATCGGTTCGAGCGCTGGAAACGTAAGTGACGTTCCGACACCCATGTGGCGAAGGAACATATTGACGTTCTTGCTATCCACGATGAGATTTCCTGCAACGTCATAGAGAACTAATGCGGCGTCAGCCATATCAACGAAGTCCGTAGTAAACGCGGAGGCGGATCACTGGATTGTTCGGATTCGTCACCACCTCCCATCTGATCGTTCCACCGTTGCGGATAACGGCAGGCCAATTTGTGCCTCCCGTGATCGGGCTACACACAAACCAGGAGTCTGGCTCGTTGAGCACGTCGACAAACCGAGAGCCGTTCCCGGCGGTGGTCTCGAAGCTGCTGAACTGGCGCGCCACCCGCGACCCATACTGAAAGAGCGGCACGCCGTTCTGATCCCAGAGTTCAAGAGGGACAAGCGCCATCTAAGCCCCCCCGAAACGCGCTCCCAGCTGCCCGTTCGGGTAGTAGTAGCGCATGCCCCTATTGCTGAAATCAGTACGAGAGCCGTCCGTGTCAGTGCCGTTAAACGAGAGCAATCCAGTCCGCATGTTTATGTTCAGCAACGGCTGACCCTGAGCGTTGGTAGCGTCGGACCGCAAGTTATCCACGAACGCTGCCGACCCCAGCGTGCCATTCTTGATATAGGCGGTATCGAAATATGCTGTGTCGTTCGCAACGTCGAAGATGAACGGAGAATGCAACTTGCCGTTCAAGGACGTGAGAAACGCTACCGTGTCGGCCATCACCAAGAACTCACTTCGGCTCTGTCCGTTCTCCCCGATGGAAGCTCCCAAAGCAACACCGGCCTGCACAACCCGGCCATCCTGCCGCACCTGGGTTTGCAGCATCCAGGTCGAACGCAATGCAATATCCATGGTGCTCGCCAGCAGTCCCGCGCCAACGGCAATGCTCCGGGTCTCAACAATCGTCGCCTCGTTGGTGCCGACCCGCCCGCTCAGGGTTTGCATCTGCTGCGCCGTCACCGCCGTAAGGCTCGCCGTGACCGCCAACTCATCCTGAATGACGGCGATGTTGTCGTTGACTTGGGCCGCCAACGAAACCCGGCGCCGAGCTTCCCGATAATCCCCCTCGTTCACAACAGAAGTTACGGAAACCGTGCCGACAAAGTTCGTGCCGTCGTCGCCCGCATACCACTTCTGGTCGATCACATCATCCCCGGCGAGGTCGCCGATGATGTCTTCCAAGACACCATCGGCTACGCCAGCCGAAATCTCGGTGATCAAATCGGGCGCCAGGTGCCCAGCGTTGATCTGCCCCTCCATATAGCTCAACAGCTTGGACGGGTCAGAACTTGACTGCCCACGAACACCCTGCTCGCCGGGATACCATGGGCCTGGCTGGTCCGCCTCGTCACGCACCCGCGCCCAGAAGTACATTTCCTGGGAGTTCCCCATCCCCACTATCGAATGCGATACCTGTGGATAGGCGAAGGAACCCAGTAGCTGCGCCTCGGTAAAGTCGTTGGTCAGCGAGCGGTAGATCTCGATGGAGCGCAGATTGATACCTGACGGCCAGACCCAGTGCAGGTCAATACCCATGACCTGACTGGTCGTGGTCAAAGACGTCAGTCGCGGCGGCGGTAGCATGGTGGCGGTGATCTGCCCTTGCCACGTCTTCCATGGTCCCGGCAGCGTGCCAATACCGCGCGCCCGAACCCACCAAACGCCCGGCGAGAGCTGCGCCTTCATGCTCGGCTCGGCAGCCACACCAAGAGGCATCCAGGTCGTACCCTGGTCGTTGCTGGCCTGGAACTCGTAGGCCGTGGCGCCACGAGCCGGCGTGCACGAGATCTGCTGAACGCCAGTTATAGAGGTCGCGAATACGCTAACCTCGTTCACTACGGGCGCACCCGGCTTGTTGGGCAATAGCGACGGCGGCGGCGGCGGCGGCACTTGACCGCCAAGCTCGGCGGTATGCACTGATTCCGCGTAATTGACAAAGGTCAGCGCCACCCTGCCGTTTTCGTCCGGTGTCGCTGAGAGCGCCAGCGTGTTCAGCGCTCGCCTTTCTCCCGGGCCGAACTGGTAGTACGTCGGTTCCTCGGTATCCCCCGAAGCGATTTCGACGTCCACCGGTAGAGCGCTGGCCAGCACCGCCGAAAACTCATCCTCTCCTTGCGTCACCAGGAACGGCCCGCGCACAGTGCCGTTCAACATGCGCAAACTCAGGTAATGGTTCTCGCCGATCCACCATTCCAATGGTTCAGATGTGGTGAGCACACTCGTAGCCGGGTTGTACTCGCGAACGAACCCCGAAAGCCCCCATTTCGGCACATCATGCGTGATCGCAACAAGATCCAGGTACTTGGGTAAGAGGCCATCCAGCTCGGCAGACAGGTTGGGAAACCGACGCTGGTCGCGGTTGGCCGCAGCCATACTCATGCCTTCACGCCAGGCCTGATCGCGATCCGTGCAACCGAACAACTCCACCGTGTAAGGGCGTTCTTGTGTGCCGCCGGGCAGGACACACGACACATCTTCGGGCTGCCAAGTGTCCGAGTTGGTAAAAGACACCACCACGTGGTCCGGGCTGTCTGACCTCATGAACTTGTAGTCCACGGAGAAAGACTCGGCCACGATGTTCATGGGCGTAAACATGGCCTGCGGCACTGTGCGCGGCTCATTTCGCACGATATCGATCACGCCGGCGTAATACATCGGCTTCGCACGCCCCACGCGGGCGATCTTCGTCAACGCGTCCCAGAACGTGGTCGTGGTGTCGAAAACACCGTTGAACTCGTCGCCGCGGCTTTCCCAGACTTGCGCCAAGCGATACAGCTCGAACAGGTTGATGCGGCTGTCCACCAGCCCCCGCCCATACTCCTTGTTCGTGCAAGCATCAGCAATTGCCCAAGCGGGACTGCGGGTAGCCACAGTCGACTGAGACCAGCCATCCACAGGGTTCCACGTCTTGAGCTTACGTGTAGCGATCACGTTAACGCGGCGTGCCGTGGATTGATTCAGGTTGTTCGTGGCGCGCATAACCACGGCCAGCATGGTCAGATTGCCATACGACTGCTGCGACGGCAGATAGGCCCGCATACCGGCCCATTGCAGCACGTTGCCGTATCGAGTATCCGTCTGCTTGTTGTTGGTGCGCACTGCGCGCACCTGATAGCGCCCCTCTGGTACGTCATAGCGGTAGGTCCGAGCCTGCGGGGTCGCGGTGGATGCTCGGTAGGATTCGCTCCCCAGCATGAACCATTCCCCGGCCGGCTCACCCGCGCTGTTAATAGCCTGCGCCGACACCTCCCACGTGACGGTAAACGGGTCCAAGCCCCCTTTATCGTCAGCGCGGTACAGCCCGGCCGGAAAGGCGATATCGATGGCGATCCGGTTGGCAAGTGAGTCCGCCGGATTTGCCACAAAGGGCCCCACAATGCCGCCGCCCGCCTCGTTCGCTCCCTTCAACTCCAAGCCTTGAACGGCGTTGGAGGTGACCACGTTATCCGGGAATAGCGTTACCTTTCCACCTGGACGAATGACCTCGTATCGCACCTCACCGAAGTTATCCATTGGGGTGTCTTCGATAAGGCGCTGCTCGATGTCAATCTCACCCTGGCTGATGGCAAAAAGCTGGTACAGATACTGCTGATTGCCGTCCAGTTCGGTGTACGGTTCGGCAGCGAAGTCGGGATACACCCGGAAGCGCCCGTACAGAACCGGTTTAGCCTCAAGCAGGCGCGCCCGGTTCCCCTGGGCGTTGATGCCATACGTGGGACTGGCCTGTTCGCGACCGGAGGCGAGATTTGCCGTGGGCGGCGGTAGCACAGCATTAAGCAGCAAATTGCCGGCAATCATGATGCCAGCCGAGGCCAACGATCCAGCCGTAGCCCCGTATGTTGCACCGACAATGCCACCCACATATACCGAGGCCACCATCAACGCTACTTGCAGCAATGTCCGCATGGGATTAGAGCCGCCATTGCCACCGTCGCCGGGCAGGTAATAGACTGCCACCACGTCAGTCGTCTTGATCCGACGCGCCCACTCGGCTTGCAGCACATATTCCCCGTTGACCTGCACCACGAAGACGTGGTTGCGCACCAGCTTTTCGCCACGGCCAGACACGGCGCCCCGCGCCCGCAGCATCGTGTCAAGGCGTGTGCCGGCCCGCACTGCCACCAACTCGCGGCTCAATTGCGGCCGGAAGGGGTTTTCGCAGAAGAGAACTTTAGGCATAGATCCGGTAAAACTGACAGCGCCCGAACCCCATGATTCGAAGTTCGCGCATATGAGTGAAGATGACGCCGTGACCACGCATGGCATGAAGAACCCCGCCACCATCGATATCCAGGTAGATGCCAACGTGAGGTTCACTGCCCTCGCGCATCAGCACGCCATCGCCGTGCACAGGCACCTGGACGATCTCCCATTCACCGGACCGGAGCTTTTCGGCGTGAAGAGCGCGCGCCTCGTCGCCTAGCACGCAAGCGGGAATGCCGCCACCAAAGTGCGCCAGGCGTACCGCGCGCAGTAGGCCCCAACAGTCGTAGGCGTCCGGCCCTATCGCACCGACCTTCCACGGCTTCCACAAGTATTCGGCGATCTGATCGGCCGTCATCGAACCAGCCCCGGGAAGCGGCTCGGTAGGTACTTTTCGCGCGGGAAGGCAGCGTTGTGCACGTCATCGAGCGTGGCCGTTCCAGTTATCTGAACGCCCGTGGCATTGACGTTGGTCAGTTCCATCACGATGGGCGGATCCATCCCCGGCTTGGACAGATCGGTCGACACGAAGGGGCGATAGATCATTACGATGGGCTCGCTGGGCGTACTTGCGGCCGCCTCCAGGTGGGCGATGACTTCCTGCGTCACGCCGTCCAGCGTGACTTTCATCTGAGGCACCAGGTCTTCTTCGAATCCCGGCAACGAGAAACCGAAGGCGGCGGCCGTGAATTCGACGTATTGGCCGCCGTGCAGCGGCGCATCGCCCTCAAGGCGTGCCGTGATGCTCTCGTGGCCCAGCACCACTCGTATGGCCGTGCGCTGGCCCTCGTCGTCCACGAAAGCCGAGTGGAGGACTTCCAATGTGTCAAACACCACGCGGTCCTGCGGCGCGCTGGCGTATGCTTCCTTCACTGCCTGATCAAAACTCATCGGGGCCCTTGAAATAGAAAAGGCCCGCCGAAGCGGGCCATGAAAGTGACTTTCGAACTGCTAGTCGATGTTGAGCTTTTCGACTTGACCGGATACGTGCCAATCCGGTCCAACGTACGTCTCAACGGGAGCTTTGATAAACCGCGCCCGCGAAAACCGGACTCCGCGCCCATCTCTAATCTTCAACATGAACCAGCTGGTCCAACCATTGAGGTCACCTTCCGCGAACGCGGAATACGTCTCGAATTGCTCCTGCGTCAGCACAAACCTCACTGACTGCGTGATCGGATAAACGCGAAATCGCCGTCGCTGGCGTGCTAATCCGCAGTCCATCGGCGTGCGTATGAACGGATCTGCCGGTTGCCGGGATAACTCAAGCAGCGGGAGGGCCGCCGGCCATATAGGTAATGCCATGCTTCACCCCAACTGTGGTTTCAATCCAAATCGATGTTGCATAGCACGACCAGCTTCGCTGTTCCCAGCCCTGATCGCACCACCGAGACGCTTATCGATCTGCCGCCACAGCATGTCGATCGACAGTGAGCCGTCCGTATGCTGGCGGACTTGAACTTCAGGCTCCGATGGCGCCCCAGTCATGTTTATGTTCACTACCGGGCTACGACCAGCCGTCGCGTTTCCAACTGAATTCGAAACGAGTGGAGTCACGTACCCCCCATCTGCACCACTCATGAGGTAAGTTCTACCTCCCTCCGAATACAGCTCGGGACCAAGTTCATTAACCCGGTACAGCGAGTTTGCTGCAGTCGGGCCACCAGAAGCGCGCGAACCTGCAAGCGCCGTTCCAGATCCCCAGGGGCCACTGCGCAACGCAGACACATCCCCAGTCATTGTTCCGCCCACTTGCGACGACGAGAATCCACCGTCGGAAGATCCGAGAAAATTTCCCACCAACCCGGCCATTGCTTGGCGTGCAGCGATCCGCGCCAAGTCAGCTACTACCGAAGTCGCGAAGTCCGCGAACGATAATTTCCCTGTTGTCGCGAAGCGGACAATCGCATCCTCCATGCCCTGGAAGGCATTGGAGAAAAGCCCCTTCGTCTGATCGGCAACGTTCGAAGCCGAATTCAGATAGTTTTCGAGCGCCGACTTGGCGCCGTTCTTCCAATCTGCCTGGGCACTTCGCACCTGGTCGAAGTACTCCTGCTGCATAGACAGCCGGAGCTGAAGGTGTTCCTGTAGGAGCTTGGTTTCGCTCTGGTAGGTCTCCTGCGTTATCTGGCCGGAGGCCATCGAACGATCAAACTGCGCCTGCTGGCGCTGGTAGTCCCTCAGGATCCCTTGGCGCGCCCTAAGCTCTTCCTGGGCGCGATCACCCAGCCCCACCCCCGCAACTTGATCCGCGTACTGCTGCTGTTCCAGATCCCGAGTGGCGGCCAAGCTGGCGCGCAAGGCTTCGACCTTGGCGGTTTCCTGCTTGGTGCGTAGCTCCTTCTCGGCGGCCACGTTCAGATCAAGCTGGCGGCGCAGCAGATCTTGCTGGGCCAGCAGACTCTTCTGATCCGCCGTCAGGACTTTCTTGTCCTTCAGGTCGGCGATCTGCTGTTCGAACTCAGCGCGCTTCTGTCCCCAGGTTGCCAGCTTGCCTTCGCTGGTGATCTGAGCCTGCAAGGAAGCTTCTGCTTCTCGGTATTGCTGGATGAGCTTAGTAGCGGCATCGTCCGTGTGAGGCTTTTTGGCGCCCTTGTCCTCGAACTGCCGGTCAACGGCGGCGCGTGCGGCCTTTATCTGCTCATCCGAGAGCTTCGTGCCATCCTTTTGCGACTTGATGATCCACGCATCTAGATCGGCCACCGCTTTCCGATACTTGTCCGCTTTGGATGCGCCCTCTTCAATGATGCGCGCAATTTGTTCGCGAGACTGAATCGCCTCCCGGTTGATCCGGACGAGTTCCGATTGCGCTTTGGCTGCGTCTTCCGCCTCTTTCCGCTGGGCGATCAGCGCATCACGACGCCCTTCTGCATCCTTGAGGCCGGCCCTCTCCTTATCGCTGATCGTTGCGCCGGCCTCAGCGGCGATCCGAATATTCTCAGCACGCTGGCGAATCTCACGCTCGACCACCCGCAAGGTCTCATCGACCGTGGTCTCACGACCGATGTCCAGCATCTTGTCCCAAGCCCAAGAGGCGGCTGAGCCCAGCTTGTTCCATGCCGATTCGAGCGACCCCAGGTTCTCCTTCTGCGCGGCGGTTCTGCCAGTGAGTTCCGATGCCGCCTGCCTCGCGACAAGCTCAACGGCCTCCTGCGCCCGACCTTGGTCCGTCAAGGCTTGGGCCTGAGCGTAGATGGTGCCCGTCAGAATCCCATACCGCTCGTTGAGTTCCACAACCGCGGCAACCGGGTCCTTTCCAAGCTTTGCGAAGACCTCAACAGTCTTTTCAATCTCCACGCCAGTCGCACGCTGCATCTCAGCAGCAATGAGCGCCACGTCAGCTAGCGCGGTGCCGGACAGCTTCCCGGAGGCGGCAACCGCATTCAATGCCTGAACTGCGCGTGAATGGCTACCCGTGACTTCGCCCAAGCCGCGCGCCAGCAAACCCAAGTTATCCGCCGTGACACCCGCAGCATTCCCATTCAGAATCAATGCTTCACGGAAGTTCTCGGCTTCGGAGGATCCCTTTACCCACGCCGCGGCTACTGCGGCAACGGCGCCCGCCGCAAGGGTGTACGGATTAACTAGGCCCATTAACGCGCCACCCAACGCGCGTGCCGCGGGCACGATCCCGCCGAACATGTCCTTTAGCTGGCCGCCTTGCTGGAGCAACACCGTCAGCGGCTGCTGCCCGCCCTGGAGGGACACCACAATGTCGGTCAACTGCGCAGGCACACCACGCAGGGCAGCGGCCTGTTGGGCGGCGCTGATCCCGTACTGGTTGAGTTGCTTCCCCGCGCCGGCCGCCGCTGCGCCCGTCGCGGCGAGCTTCGATTTCAGCTCGTCCAGGATCGAAGTGGGTACTTCACGCAGCGCAGCGTTGTACAGAATTTGCTGCTTCCGCGTGTAGTCGATGGTGTTCGCCTGGTTCACCAGGGCATCCACTCGGCGACGCTCGGCGGCGGTCAGCCTGGCATAGTCCGCCTGGGCAGATTGCGACATGTCGCTGGTGCCGCGCTTCGCCGTCGCAATGGCGGTATCGAACTGCGAAGTATCGACAACAATGTCTAACCGCGCAGTCCCTATGCTTTCCTGTGCCATATTCAGCTCTTGTGTAGAAACTCCAGGGCCGCACGCTCAACCATTCGCAGCATGTCCATGACCTGCCGCTGGCGTTTGCGCCGAACACCCCGCAAACGCAGATCGGCTTGCAGCGCCAAGTAGTCCAGTCCGATAGGGCCGCCCGCGCCAACACGCCATTGCGTTTGATTGCGGATGAAGAGCGCGAAGGCATCAGCCAGTTCCGGTAACACTTCGGGAACTGGCCTCTTAAACAGCGCGGGCCGAGATCGAATGCCGGCCAGCGCGAGCGCAGTGGCGGATGGTGGCGTCCAATAGAACGCCGCCACCGCCGCCTTTAGTTTTTTTCCAGTTCGACCTGCAGCGCGCGGTTGTAGGCCTGCACGATGGCGAGGTCAGCCCCTGGCTGGTGCTGCCGCAGCGCATTTACACCCGACTCGTCCAGCGGCATGTCTGCATTCCAGCGCTCGACCAGCTCCAGCAAGAGGCCGCCCGTGGAAAGCTTGCCCTTCTCGACCTTTGCCATGAGCGCGCGGTACTCGTCGTCAGTCTTGTGGCGAAACGCCAGCTCCAACTTTTGAGTGCGGCCCTGCCCGGTGATCGTCACCGTCGCTTCGATGACGGGATTCCCTTTGATGATGAACGTCATGCTTAGACCTCGTCGTAGGTCACGGTGTCGGCGATCAGCGACAGCGTGAAGGTGTTCTGCAGGTTGACGTTCTGCCCGCCGGTCGCTTCCTTGCGGAAGGAGGGATAGCCGTAGTAGTACGTAACGCTTCCGTCCGGATAGGTGGTTTCGAGCACCACCGGCAGGCGCAAACGGTCGGCAGCGATGAGCGCCTTGTACCAGGGCTTCTTGCGGTCGTAGTCGTGCGTGTAGGTCAGCACCAGAGGGGTCTTCACCGTGGGCTTTTGCTGTTGCTTGCCGGTCGGGTCTTCGGTGTACTGATAGGTGTGGTACTGCTGCTCGCCGCCAGTGATCTGCACGTCGGTGATCTGATCAAGGCTGACCCATTCACTCACTTTGCGGTAGGTGCCAGCGCCCTGCCCGGCCGGATACAGCCGAAGTTCCGTGGTATCGGCGCCCTCGATCTTGAAGCCATCGGCTGTGACGCCAGAGGCGCGAAACACGGAGTTGTCCAGCGCCGGCCAGCCTGAAGACAGCACCAACACGTCGCCCGCCGTGGGCGGGGTAGTCGTCGTTCCGGTCGGGTCGACCCCGTTTGTCACCGCAGTGATCGCCACCGCCTGCGCAAGTGCCGTCGAAATGCGAAATTGCGATCCGTTGATAAAGATGGAAGACATTTGTTTTCCTCAAATGAAAAACCCGGCGCGGAGCCGGGTTTGATATAGAAGCGGGAGAAAGTCAGGAGGGAAGGAACCAGATGCCGAAGTCCTGGCGGGTGCCGTACTTCTTGATTGCCTCTTCGTAGAGGCTGGTGGGAGAGCCGTAGGGCTCCACGGCCGGAAAGTCGCTTTCGCACAGGGCGGTGCCGATCTGGTCGGCGATAGAGCTCGCCTGCGCCCGCGTCGTAGCCCAGACAAACACCTGCAAGCGCTGGTGCCGCTTCTCGCGGCGCTTGCCGTCGACGTACCAACGCTCTTGCCCGCCCGCGCCCTGGTAAATGATCAGCGGGAACTCCGGCTTGTCCGGCGTGACATCCGGATACGCGCGCCCGCCGACCAATGGCCCCAGAAGCGCTTTCAATTTGGACTCAAGTGTCATCGTTCACCTCCCTCCCCGCCAGAAGCTCAGGCAGACGTTGCCGCCCGCGCTGGATCATTGCCGCCTGCGCCCGAGGCGAAGCGGCTTCGTACGCCGGACGGAGGAAAGGTGAGGCTGGCACCCATTTCGGCGTCGCAAGCTTGCGGCGCTTGTCCGTGACATAGGTGCCGTCCGACTTCCTTATCACCGGATAGATCTGCCAGTGTCCGAACTCGACCAGGTGCCCGTGCGGCGCCTTGCGCTTGTTCCAGGTGACCGCGTACTGGACCTCTTTGTCACCCGAGTACCGCTCGCGGAAGGCCAAGTAAATCGCCTCCGCAAGGGGAATTCTCGGTCCCGACTCGCCGACCGCCCCCTGGCCGCTTCGCGGAGCCCGCACCTTCGCCTCGTCTCGCAGCACCTCGCCACCAGCAACGGCCATGGATCGCGCCAGGCTGACCCGTGCGGGTCCCAACAGCCGATCCAAGCCCGCCGACCAGCCGGAGGTGTCGAAAGTCGCCTGCAGCCCTCTAGCCATCGTTGCCCCCCTGCTCGCAGATCAAATCCGTCCACTGTCGTCGCGCAAGGTCCATCCGTACGTTCTTGATATCGAATGGATCGCCAACCGGCTGGCCGTCGAAGAGTTCCAGCACGCGCATTCCCTGGTCAATTCCGCGACGGAACCGGATGCGAAAGCTGTATGCGTTGATGGAAGCACCCATGTTGTCCTGGTTGCGTGTGATCGCGCCCATGCCTGTCTGACCGCGCGGATCTGATCGAACGGTTACCACCTCAACCCAGGCACCATTGGGCTGGCCGACTTCGTCAGCGCTGTCCTCGCGCCGTTCGATTCGAATCCAGGTGCGTAAGGTTCCGGCCCTCATGGCATCATTTCCCGGCGGTCAGCGCGCACCAGTTCCGAAATGCCCTGCGGCAGTCTTATCGCACTTGCTCCGATCACCACTTCTTCGCGGTTCGCGTACAGGTTCCCGAGCGTCAGCCGCACCGCCGCTTCAATGCGCGGCGTGGCGACCATGCCGTATAGAACACGGTGAAAGCCGATCTTGGCTTCCTTCAGCCGTTCTTCTGCCAGATCGACCGCCATCTTGCGCGCCGCCGTGTTGTTGATCGCCCCCGCCCCGGCCATCGCCGCGTCGTAAGCATCCTGCGCTTCACCCGCAGCGGCCGGCAGAGCATCCTGCGCCGCAACAAGTTCGGCCGCAGTGGCAAAGAACGCGCGATTCAGGTAACCCGCGATGGCGCTTTCCGCGCTAGCTAGCAGCTTTTCGAGCAGTGGCGCGTCCGCCGGATCAGCGCTGCACTGGACAATGCACTCCTCCGGGGTGAGCAGTGCCATGGTCAGTCCTTCTTGCCTTCGGCCAGGGCCAAGCGCAGCTTGTCCAAGCCCCAGCGCTTGTCATACTTGATCTCGTCCGCGTCGAGTTTCGCCATGAGTTCGGCCTTTTCGCTCGCGTCGCCCTCAGGCTCTTCCAGTGCGTCCAGGTCATGAGCGGCCGGCAGCAGCCACACCGGACATTCATCGCCGGCGGGATATTCGACCGGGTAGATTTCGCCTTTCGGCACAGCGCGGATCGTCTTGATCAGCTTCGGCATTTTTTTCTCCGATGTAGTGGAGGGACGCCCTTCTGGCGCCCCTCCTTGGCTCGTTACGCCGCCGCGATCTTCATCGCGCGCATCGGCTCGGGGTTGTGGACACCGCCGCCCACGCGCTTGGTCGTGTAGAACAGCACGAAGGGCTTGTTGGTGTAGGGATCACGCAGCACCTTCACGCCTACCCGGTCGTAGATGGTGTAGGTCCGCTTGAAGTCCCCGAACAGCACGGCGGCCGCGCCAGCGACCGCATCAGGCATATCCGGAACCTCGCTGAGCGGGAAGCCGCCGAGCGTGGAGGGCTGGCCTGCCACCATGGACGGCTGCCACAGATAGTTGCCTTGGCCGTCCTTCAGCTTGCGAACCAGGCCCTGGGTCTTGCGGTTCATGGCGAATCGCGCGTTGCCCGTGAAGGCCGAGGGCAGGTCATAGATCAGGTCGATGACGCCATCCGAGGTGATGGCCGCCGCAGCGCCGCTGTTCACCACCTTGATCGCGCCGAAGGGATGCTTGGCGGCATTGGCCCCGCCAACGATGTAGGTCAGGATGCCGAAGGGCTTGCTGGCGCCATCGCCCGAAACATAAGCCAGACCTTCCTGCTTGGCGAACTCGGTTTCCACCTCCCCGGCGAGCCAGCTTTCCAGGCTGATCGCGGAATCGTCCAGCAGTTGCTGCGTGGCGGCGGGATTGGCGTAAATCTCGCCCCAGCCGAAACCCAGCGAGGCAAAGCCCGCGGTATTCGTCTGCGGGCGCGCGGCAGTTTCGCCAACCCAGCCCGAGGCCGTACCGCCCAGGTTGTACAGCTTGGTGAGGCCGGCGCCAGACACGGGCTGAACGGTTGCCAGCTGGCGCATGGGCGAAACCAGCACCAGCCTGTCCGTGATCGTGCGGTCCCACTCCACCGGAGCGAGGTAGCCGCCCTCTTCCGCGGCGCCCTTGTTCAAGGCGGCCTGCACATCGCCCTTTTTGAAGTGGGCATTGAACGCGTCGCTATACTCCGCGTCCTTCAGCCGTTGGCCGCTGCCGTCGCCCATCTGGGCCGATGCGATCTTCAGATTGGCGTCATCGATGGCCGATTGGAGCCGGCTGATGTCGGCGTTGATCTTTTCGACCTTGAGCGCTTGTAGGGCGTCGTGCGTGCCCTTTTTGACCTCGTCCAGCTGCTTCGTGTGCTCGTCCTTGAACGTGGCGAAGGCTTGGTTCAGCTGGTTAACCAGATCCTTGATATCCCCCGGAGCGCCGGCGTCAGCGCGAACGGAGACCAGCCCGCGGGGTACGCGGGCATTCGATTGTTGCTTCATGTTTAACCTCGCAGGGTTGTAAGTGTGGTTTGCAGCAGGGCTGCTACGTCGTCACCAGCGCACGGCGTGGTGGTTGTGGCAGCGCTCGGCTTGCCGGAAAAAAGTGCTTTGAACGTGTCGCGACGAGAGGAGCGGCTGTATCCGGCGCGAGCCATTGCCGCTTCCACCTGGGCCAAGGCCCGCCGTTCCCCGTTCGACTGCGGCTGCTCGGTGACGGCGGCGCCATCGAGCAGGCCAGTGGCGAAACCATCCTCCACCGCCTGATCAGCTCCGATCCAGGTTTCCTTGTCCATGAGCGCTGCGGCCTGTTTCGATGTCAAGCCCGTTCGGGCTGCGTAAACCTGCGCCATCGCTTCATCGAACGGCTCCAGCTTTGCGGCTGCGTCGACCAGGTCGTGCCGGTTTCCGATGGCTACTGCCCAGGCGTTGTGGATCATCAGGAACGATCCCTGACCCATCAGGATTTCATCGCCCGCCATCGCAATGACAGACGCCGCCGACGCTGCAAGCCCCAACACCTTGATAGTGACCTTGGCCTTGTGCTCGCGAAACGCGTTGTAGATCGCGACCCCTTCGAAGAAATTGCCGCCGGGTGAATTCATGTTCACCGTCACGTCCCGCGCCCCGATGGATCGCAGCGCGGCCTGTATGCGCTTGACCGTCACGCCACTGCCATCCCAGGTTTCCCCGATGGCATCGTAGATAGAAATCGTCGCGTCTTCCTCCCCGCCGGCGGCGCGCACCTGAGGCGCCCACCGCTCCAGTGCGTCTGGACGCAGATCGAAGTCGGCGGCACCAAGACGGGCATCCGCCTTGATCTCAGGCAATTGCAGCAGGCTCATTGGATTTTCCTTTTTGGGTAATGGGATCGCGCAGCTTGTTCGCCTGCGGGTCATCGCTCGCCGGGAGGTCTGACAGCTCCCGGATCTCGTTCTGCCACATCCACGGGGCATGGCCGCCCGCCCCGGACGCTTTGGCGAAATAGTCGGCCTGGTCCTTCAACGTGCCGCGCATCAGCGCCCGCTCGTTGAACTTGTAGGCAAGCTCGTCCAGTTCCTCGTCGGTCAGGAAGGTGCGCATCGCCGCCTGCTCCCACGCGGTAAACCAGAACTGCAGCCCGTACTGCACGAAGAAGATCCCAAGCTGCTCGATGCCCGACCCCCAACTGGTGTCGTCCATCATCAAGAGGGGCCGCGGCACGCCGAAGGCCCGCGCCACCTCTTCGATCTGCGCGTTGCGGTTCTCGATGTGCTGCGCTTCGGCGGCGGTTACCTTGAACTTGTTTGCCTTGGCGCCTTCCTCCAACAACATCCAGCGCTCGGCGTTCTCAGCCCCAGCAAAATCCGTGTCCAGGGAATTTCGCATCCGCCCATAGGCCGTATCCGAAGGCGCCTTGGGCACCTCCACCGCGCCGCCCGCCAGGTTGCCCGTGCGAAAAACGCGACCGGCGGCGCGCTCGGCATCACGTGCCAGAGCGATGGCATCGCGCGCGAGCTTCATGCGGCCCAGCCCTTCCACCCCATCAATGGTGATGTCCCTTAGGTGAAATACTTCCTTCTGGGATAGCTTTACCTGCTGGCCATCCGGCCGGGTGTACGTGTAACGCATCTCCCAACCCGACAGCTCGGCCTTGACGGACCCCAGCGCCATCGGCACCAAGGCAATGGGCCTGCCCGCCGACCAGACAACCCTGGCATAGGCGTTCCCTTGCTGCAAAACATGCAGCTGCATCATGCTCTTGAATTCGAAGGGCGTTTGCCACCCGTTCGGCTTCAGCTTCATCAGCCGATACCCCGGGTGCTCTTTCGCTGCCGCCTTGGATGCGTCGTTTCGAATCAGATTGAGCGGCAGCATTCCAAGCGATGTGACGATCAGAGACACGCACCGCAATGCAGCCATGTTTCGCAGCGATTCCACCCGGCTGCTGTAGTCACCGCTGCGGATGTATTCCAGGAGCGCCGGATCATCCAAGCCTCGGAAAGCCTGCCCACTGGGCTGCGACGAAGCCTGCGCGCTTTCGAGCGCAATGGTGGGCTCAAGTCGCGGGCCGGCTTCAGGCGCCGACTCTTCACCCGAGCCGCCCAGAAAGCGGTCCAGTAATTTCATGAGTTCTCTCAGATAAATCGAATCCCGCGGGATTCGTATACCGACCGGCCGGAGGCCTCGGGATTAAGGACCATCAATTGCGCTGCATCGAATGTCGCCATCAAGGGATCAATCTTTGCGGTGCCGCTTGCCTGCTTGGTAATCAAGATGCCGTTGGCGCGCAGTTCGATACGAGCATTGCCCACAGCCCAAGCCATCAGAGCCTGATCGCCATGTACGAAGGTGCCTTCGGCAAGCTTGCGCTCCACTGTCTTGATGATGCCGCCCAGCTTCCAGCCCTGCGACACACCGACGATCAATTCCTCGGGAATTTCAGCCTCTACCAGCGCGTCATTGAAGGTCACGCCGTTTTGGTCGGCACCGATGCCACATTTCTCGGGGAGCAACCCCGCGTCATACACCTGGCGGATGAGGGCCGCCAGTTCTGCGGTGTCATCGCCGATCTGCTTGACTATGACCAACTCGCCAGCCCGTTCGAAATCGCGCAACCTGGGCTCAATCTCTTTGCGGCGCTCCAGAACAGACGGGTGTGCCCAAGCTCGCGCCCAATGCAGCCAGTTTCCCGTCCCACGCTCGCGCCCTAGAAATGCCAGGCCCAGCAGGTCATCCAGGCCGCCGCCGTCGATACCGGCCGTGACCACTTCGGAACGCTCCATCAGCGCGCGAAGCGTCAGTACGCGCGTCCCCCGCTTTAGCCAGTGATCAGCACCCGCCCAACGGTCAGAACGCAGGTTCAGCCCAATCTCGACATTCAGATGCTTGGCAAGGAATTGTTGGAATGCTCCGTCCGTTCTGGCCTGCAATAGCTTGAGCTGATCCCCCAACCATTCGGCGCTGACCGAGCGGCCGAGGTTCGGATTGGTGATGTAGAAGTTGGCCGGGTCAAGATAGGCTTTTGCCTCGACCATTTCTTCTGGAAACTCGTACAGGATGCCCAGCGTCTTCGGATCGACCACCCGCCCGTCTCGCACGTCGCGCCAGTAGGCGAGCTTTTCTTTGAAGACACCCGCCGGCGGATCGTCGCTCTGTGTGGTCAGGTAGATTACCCAGCCTTCATCACGCGATATTTGGCCGCCGAGCGCCTCCAGGAACATCGCCACCGCGTTAGCGCGCTTGCCGAATAGCCACAATTCATCGACCAAGATGCGGCCAGACTTCTTGCCCGATACCGTATCGGTGTCGGCGGCCACCACCTTGAGGCTATTGCGCGTCGTCCGGTGAGTGATGGTGCGGATGTGGTCCTGAACGTGGAACATGTCGGACAGTTCCTCGTCCGCCCGAACCATCGCAGCTGCTGGCTTGAAGCTGTTGTCTGCGACTTCCTTGGTCGGGGCCAGGATCAAGTGTTCCTCTTCCTGGCGCCAGCAGATGATTACCGCCGTCAGCATGATGCCGGCGGCAATAGTCGATTTCGTGTTCTTCTTGCTGATCAGCAGGCCATATTCCCGGATCCGTTGCTTGCCGGTGGCGGCGTCATATCCGCCGAAGATCGCCCGCACAAAGTCGAATACCCATTCTTCGGAGCACTCCCCGAAGGTCTGGTGTCGGTACGTTCCGATGGCCTCGTCGTAGACCTGCGCCAGATCTACGACCTTGAGCTGCTTGAAGATGCCCAGCGCATATTCGGCCTGGTCGGGGTAGATCGGCGGCGGAATGATCGACTGTCGCGTGCGCAGGCGTTCCGCCCAATCAGGGCACGCGGTTGTCCAGGCCATGGTTTACCCCTTCCCGACAACGCGTAGATGCGTGGGGGGCGGTGGCGGCGCGAATCGCCCGCCGGTAGCAGCCTTGTTTGCCGCCTCCTGCTTCGCGCCCTTCTTGCCCTGTTCCGCAATTTTCCCGTGAGTGAACGGCATGAGCGCTTTGGCGGCCTCGAGCCGAAGCTTCGGCTCTTCCCCCACGTCGTTCATGATCGCCACGAGAACATCCCGCGGATCTGAGGTAAGCCCGAGAGCTTTCAGGCCGATTCCGTCCATGAGATCAGTGTCGGCGCCAGTGTCTTGCGGCTCTCCAGCCGCTGAAACCGGCTCTGTCGGATTCGCCGGTTCGGCCTCTTTGTTAATCCGCTTTTTGTTAACTGATTTGTTAACTTCTGCGTTGCGCCCCAGGGCGGCCAGAACATGCTTGTCACGCATCAGCCGGGCGGCTGCTTGGGCCGCCCCGTTTTCGCTGTAACCCGCGTGGATAGCGGCTTTCGCACCGGATAGACCCGACAGCAGCGCATCGACGAAGCGGCGCTTTTTGTCGGTTAATGCCATAGGTTTTGGTTAACAAAAGTGGGTTAACAATTTTCCGAAACGAGGGAATTTTCTGTGCGTGAGGGAACAGGTGGTTTCCGGAAGGCGAACCCGCCAGACTTTCACCCGCCCCCCCTCAGTCGTGGCCCAACAGGCCCGCGCACAGGCAGGCCAGGGCGCGATCCCATAGGCACCAGGCCCGCACCATCACCGTGACAGTGCAGCGCGCTACGGCCTTCTGGTGGCGCGAACGGATAGCCCGCGCCTGATCCATCGCTCCACTTTGCCCCAATGCGGCGTTGCGCCAGTCATGCGGGCAGCGATAGCCACGCCAGAGAGATACCAACGCACCCACCACGCGATATGGATGGAAACCGTGACTGTCTGTTGCGCCATCACTCTCTGCCCCTGTAGCCCATGTCCCGCCGCGTCTTGGCGTCATGGCATCCGGCCTTCCGCCCGTTCACATCGCGTGACACGCACAAAATCTGCGTGTTCGCGTCGGTGTCTTCGCCGCCGTCGAACAGGCTTACCTTGTGGTCCAGTTCAAACCCATACGGGTAGATGGTCAGCGTCCGGCAATGCGCACAGTACGGGTCAGCAGACCAGACGCGCAACCGACGCTCTTGCAACTTGCGACCCGTCATGCGCCTGGCGCTGGGTGTGAGCGCAGCGGCCAGCCTGGAACCCGCCATTGCGATGCGTGGCTTAAGGGTAGTGAGCTTCATGCCGATTCCATTTGTGATCTGGCCGGGTGCTATCCACTGCACACCGCCCGGCGGCGATGACCGAATCCCCGCACGCCATGCCCAGCGTGCGGCCCTCGGTAGCGGGAGGGTAGGAGAATGGTTGCGGCGGCAGGAAACGAACCTGCGACCTCCGGGGTATGAACCCGGCGCGCTACGACTGCGCTACGCCGCGAAAATGAAAAGCCCCGACCGGAGAATCCGTATTGAGGCTTATGCAGATGGGCGGCCGGAATTGAACCGGCGTCCTCATGCCGTGCTTCGTTCTCGTTTAACTCTGCACACCATGCGCTCTATCCGCTGAGCTACGCCACAAAATGGAGCGGGCTGCGGGGATCGAACCCGCATAGGCGGCTTGGAAGGCCGGGGGCTCGCCTAAAGTTTGCAGCTGCGTTACTAGAACCCGCCATCTGCCGCTCTTGGCTGTGCGGATGTGGGCTAAGTACGTATTGACTGTAGGAATGGATAGTGCGGGAATGAGCGCAGAGGTGGACTACGCCCATCCATTGGAGCTAGCTCATGCCGCAAAACTATACAAATCAGACTTCTGAGCTTGTTGCGGTGGACGCAAACGGGGTCACGTACATCATTGAGCGCCGCTACAGGTCTACCCCCTGGCACGACGGGGCCTGGGCCAACTACTACCTCTGCTTGCAGGATGGCAGGCCTGTGACATGGCTTGGTGCAGAACACTACCAATTGCCCGACGGAACTGCACTACTCGCGATCGAATGCCGTCTGCCTCAGAAGTAGCGGCTGAGCTGAAACCACCGGAATCCTAGACGCGGAAAAAGATGGGAGATTCGCAGGTCCAACTTTAGCTGGGCTAGGTGTGCCGGTGCGGGCGCACTATTCCTTGTCCAGGTCCAGAGTGCTAGTGTGGGTGTTCGCGGGGGCCTCTCCGGAGATTACTCATGAAGAAAAAACCGGACGCCATCCTAGCCCGCGCAGTCAGCCTTGAAGTCGGAATATTGCACGGGGCACTCACCGCTATCTTTATGCGCATCCAGCATACAAACCTAGCAGTCGATGCGCCAGAAGATACACCCATAATTTCCGTTTTCGTCCTAGATAGGGACCAAGCGGCAGATCTAGAGCGACAGCTGGCAACTGCGCTGCGGGGACTCGGTTCCGGCGTACCTCGAACTAACCATTGACGTTATGGGGCTGGCTTTTTTGCGCCGTCACACCTAGTCCTTCACGGCTCTTATAGCCCCGACCGGAATGTCCGTATCGGGGCTTTAATTTGGTCGCGCAGAGAATTCCTGGCATTCTGCGACCGCTAAACGCTTAGTCCTATTCGGCCGTCTCGAGTCACCGCCCGGCAAATCCGAGGTCGCTACAAATCTGTTCGAGTTCGACGGTGTAGGCTGGAATCGGCCATCTGTCGATGGTCTGAGCATGATAATTCTGAACCAGCCAGTACACCACAAGGCAAGACGGCTCCGCAAAAAAGCCGCTTTCCTTGGCTCTCTCGGCCACGCGCAAGCGAAGTGGTTCCAAACGAGCCAATGCTGTTATGTCATTGACACTTACGCCGTCGAGCAGGTCGCGATACGTGTCCGCTATTAGACTAAAGATGTGTTCTTCAGGACGTGATTGCCCAATCTCCGAGTAGGCCGCGCCCACCGCCTCCATCAATTGTGTTCGTGACGTAGTTATCGCCTCGATTTCCTTGATCGCTTGGCAGAACAACTCATCCGTTGATTCCATGAGTGCCATACAGCGAGCGACCACTCTCTTCGCGCTTTCGGGAACCTTTACCTTCGGCTTGTAGATGTTGTCGTGGACGAGCTCGGCATATGCGTGCTGCAAGATGGTTCGGACCTGAATCTCGCATGGCGTGTCTGCCGGTACGACGGCTCCGTCAATGTCGAGGTCCTCTGGTGGCCTAACAATGTAGTGGACCGACTGGTAGTCAAACACTGCTGGGTCGTCAAATATTTCGAACTGGTAGTGCCGATCACGACTGCAAGTCCAGCGGTTGGATCGCAGAATTACGTTGTTCAAGAGCTCAATGTCAGATTTCAGCAAGACAACGAAACGTACTCCCACTAAGTCGGTCATTTGCGTGGTGGGGTCCGCATAGCGTTTGTCAGATTGCTTCTTAAGAGCAGACTGGACCTCTTTCACGCGAGGGATCGGCGCAATTTTTAAAAGGCCTTTGAATCGCTCGCTGCCGACTTCTCTGAGAAGCTCATCGGTCACGCTGGAGGAAACGAAGTCGCCCCACACTTTGAGCGCGGACGAACGTCCTTCCAACCAGCGGGCGAATTCTTCCGATGTCATTCCTGACGCTCAACAATCCCATCAATCACCACGGTGGTCTTTCCATCCACCGGATCGCATACATTCACCAGCGTGATCTTATCTGCCGGTGTCGTGATCATGACGCCCGTCGTGAATGCCAACTTTTGTCGGCGCTTAAGCTTGGACAAGATGTACTCCGTATCCTTCGTAATGGCGTGCGTAGGGAAGGCTGAACGGGCCATGAACGCCGCATATTCGGCTTGATCGCCCTTGTCGAGGTACTTGTCTGCGAAGTCTTTCACGCTGATCGTCTGAGTATTGCTGCGCAATTCTGAACGAAGGGACTCGCCGAGCTCAATACGCTTAACGGGCGAGAACCCCCTCGAATCCAGGAACTGCTTGGTCTTCGTGAAAAAGTCCTGCGTTAGCCGTTTGTCCGACGCCGCAATGTTCGCGCCGAGGAATGTTCCGTAAAAGTAGTGCGCGGCCGTCCGCGTCTCCGTGCCAGTCAAGAGGTGATCGAATAGGTGAACCGCGTAGTCATCCTTGTTGTGCAAATTGCCGTCTGGCTTCGGTTGAGCATTCATCTGCTGTACAAAGCCGATCTTGTAGAGCCGCTGGCTGTCAGTCAGGAAGACGTTATTGAGATAGTCGACCGTGGTGCGGCCATCCGCCTGACGCTCAGCGAGAGCATCTTGCATGTCAGCTTTCACCACAGCCATGAAAGGCCTCTGAAATTTACCCGTCTTCCCGCTCATTACAATTAATTTGCACGCCGGATACGGGCGAACCCCTTGAGCGCTACACAGGCGGTGCGCAAAGCTTGCCGAATGCGCGATGAACTCCGGCTCGCCCACATACATGCCATGCACCGCATCTTGAAAAAAGCTCCCTGCGCCGTACTCTTGAAAATCAACTTTGATGCCGTGCGATTTGTGACCAAGAGCGGCGGCAATACGACGATTGAACATGTCGATACCCCCACCAGCGAGTTGCACCTTTTCAGCAGAGATCCTCGGCTGAGCGACTTGCTTGTCCTTCGCGGCAGGTACGTGATGCACTACCAAACGCTCAATGTTTAAAAATTCAAGGTCCAACACGAACGAGCTCCCGTTATCCGTTAGGTTTCAACACAAACCTTACAATAGGGAACACACCGGGAATACTGTATTTTTATACAGTATTCCCGGCGTTTCAGATAGGCCGTTCTGGACCGCAGTAGGCAATAAAAAAACCCGCCTAACTGAAGACGGGTCTGCGGGCGCACTTGTTCAAAGTGACTAAACAGGACGAACTTTAGCAGATAAAATTCAGTCCCGCAAGAGGCTTCAATCGCATAGCCCTTTGGCCGACAGCAGATCCGCCGCATACTCCATCGCGAGCGCTTCGACGCCTTTCTGGCCCGCGCCACGCTCGCCGCCCTTCTGCTTAGTGGTGCGCGTCCCGTATAGCCAGAGCTTGATCTTGCCGTTGTAGTTGGTTGCCGTTGCAGCGCTCTTCCCTGCCCGCTCCGCCGCATCCGACAGCTTCACATCCTTGCCGAAGTACCGCGCCACGATGGCATCGCGCAGCACGCGAGGGGTGGGATACCCCGACAAGGCATCGCACGCCGCAGCATCGGATATTTCACGCACGGCCGCCAGCCAGTCGTGGCGGTCCACTGTGCCCTGGCAGCACTTGCAACGGTCGGTACGCGGGGCGAAGCGTGCCACCAGGATTGCGCGGTACAGGCGAGGCATGGCTTTCAAGGCGCCCATGACAATGGCGGCCTGTCCGGCCCCATCCGTCCCGCCCAGCCCCTTCCCGGACGCCGCAGCCTGGGACTCGGCCTCAGCCATGCGCGCCATCATCGGCTTGTCATACACCTGGTCCGTATGGTTGTAGGCGAAGGTCAGCGCCGCATGGGCGGTCGCGAACAGCCGGCTCGGTTTCGCTTCCGCGACCGGGGTCGAGGGCAAGCGTGAAAGGGTCAAGGTAGTCATCAGATAATCCCCGGGGAATAAGTCACTTTCGCGGGCAGCATTTCCCGCATCCATTGCATTGCTGGTTCCCATGCGAAGGTGACGGTATGCCGCCCCCGAACAGGAAAAGTTCTTGGGTTCACGTGGTAGGCGTCCACCATCACCGATTCGCCGCGCGCCCCCGTCTGCCTGTAGATCAGCACCGGCACGCCCTGCTCGCCAGCCTGCTCCTGCGCCTGGCGCCACCACGCGGGCAAGCAAAGCGTGTTGGCGTGCTTGCATTCGATGACGATGTGCGCGAAAGCGGGATCATCGGCAACCACATCGCTATCGTCTGCGGCGTTGCGCACGCGCCGACGCCACACCTTCCCGGTTGCCTCGGTCAGCAAGTTGGCCACCTTGCGTTCGAACGCCGCCCCCTTGTTCCTCTGCATTGCGCTCATGCCGCCTTCCTCCTAAGGGCAAACTGCCGCTTGATTTCCTGTTCAAGGTCCTGGCGTGCCTCAGAGCCTCGCTTCTTCGCCACCAGATCCAGATAGGGCTTGCGCCGATCAAAGGGCAACCTCAGCACGTGACGCGCTTCGCATTCCCGCCGCCGCGCCTCTGAGAGCTCCCCCACCTCATCCGTCGCGATCACAGATGCACCCCGAAATCAGCACGAGCACGGGCCTTCTGTTCCTCGGTCAGGTTGGCGGCGCGCAGCACTCGCATCTTGAAGTCGGGCGGGGTTTCTCCATCCTCCTGACGCAGGCCCAGGGCGTTTCCCTTCGCGACGATGCCGGGCCACGACTTCAGCCAGGCAAGATCATCCTCAGCGACGGGGCCGCCGCTCTCGGCCTTCTGCTTCTCGTACCAGGACGCCTTGAAGCCGGCCCAGGAGTTTTCCGCAGCGATCCGCACAGCGTCACCAGCCGAAAGCCCAGCCTTCGCCGCCTCGGTCTTCACGCCATCCCAGGCGGTCTGCGTCAGGGGCAATTCCTTGACCTTGCGCACCTTGAGCCAGTCCAGAGCCACCTGCAAATCGACGCCTTCGGCAACCAGGTCATCAGCCGTCACGGTGTCGGCGGGTTTTCCGGGTTTCGTCTTTCCGGATTTTTTGGGAGCACTCGGCGCGGCAGCGCCGGCCTGACGCTTCCTTGATGATTCTGATGGTTTATTGATGGTTCTATGCGGGTGCAACCCGTTGCACCCTTTACTGTCGTGTTTTGCACCCTTTTTGCTTTCGTTTGCACCCTTTATGTCGTCGTTTGCACCCTTTTCTCCATCATCCGTAAAGGGTGCAAATTTTGCGTTTGACGAATTTCCGGCGTGGTCTTCCAAGCCTTCAATCGCACCGCCTGCAATCCAATCAGCCGAGATTTGGTACTCCGTGACCTGGCTGCGCCCCCCGTGACCTGCGCTGACGCGAATCAGCCAGCCGCAGTCACGCATCTTCTTCAGCTGGTACTGCACCGCACGCACCGATTGGCGCGTCTTGTCGGCCAGGTACTCCACCGAGGGGAAAATGTGGCTGCCGTCGTCGTGGGCGTGGTCGGCCAGAGCGAGGGCAAGCAACATCTCGCCGCCCCCGTTCGGATACCGCTTAAACACCATCGTCATGACTTCAACGCTCATGGCGACTCTCCATACAAACGTTGATACCCGCGCTCGGCTTCCTCGGGCCACTTGCCCAAGGCGATGATGCGCAAGCGCGTAAGACGCAGCCCAGGAACGAAGTAGCTCAGCTTCATTTCCCACGGCGCGGTTGATTGATCCAGGAAGAAATGGCACCCGCCGCACCCGAAGGCAATTGCCCAGTCGTGCGCCTTGATCCCCTTCCCTTTCCCGTCGCGGATCTGGTTGGAATGGCAGGCAACTGTCGTATCTGTGCCGCCCTGGCAGTACTTGGGAACGCGCAGCAAGCATTCCTCGCCCTTGGCAAGGTCCAGCAGCGCCGGGTTGCGATAGACGGTCTTAGGCGGCTTCTTGCCCTTCTTGCGCGCCTTCATCGAGGCACGGGGCGGCGGCATGGCGGTGGCCCGCATCATCGGCGTTGCTCTGCGCTTCATCGGCGTCTTGTTCTTGAGAGGCGTGCGGCGCATCAGCGACATACGGCCTCCGATGCAGCCCGAATTCGCCACCAGTAGGGGAAGTTCCAGCCGTTCGCATGTCTCGTGACCAGGCCCGCGCGAACGGCGTCGAATAGGAACGAATCCACTGCGCGCGCAGCGGCTTCCGCGCGTGTGGTCCGAGACCAGGGGCTCACCGCCACCAGGGCAGGCTCCACGATGCGCCGCAAGCCTGGAACATCAACACGCCGCGGAGTGTCGATGATGGCCTGGCGCACCGCCTCGACCGTCTCCGGCGGCACGCGGTAGCCCTTGAACATGTGCACGCAGTCAGCCATAGACGCCGCTCCATGCCACGAAGGGCTTGCGGATGGCCGTATGGAACAGCCCTGCCGCTGTCGCGTTGTGGTCCAACTCCGCGCGACTGGCGACCCCGCACATGTCGCGCACGTACTGCGCTGCATGTTGGCTTGGGGACACGCCCTCAGGGGCGGCGCCGACGCGGGAAACAACCCACCGCTGGAACTTCGCGCCGCTGCACATCATTGCAGCCGTGCGCGACAGCGCCGCCCCCTTACGCTCCGTGGACGGGACACGCGCCCGCACGGGTACACCCGATGTTCCGCGCTGGATCATTCTTCGGCCATCCCGCTCAGACGATTCGCAACACTCGCCACAGCCTCCATGACCACGCGTCCAGCCGCGGTGACGCGTGCCACCTCCTGCTGGTCCACGCCGCCGTCGGCCAGGGCGTCGTACACCTCATGACCAAACTTGCCGTGGGCGACCATCAAGCCGGCAACCTGCTCCAGCACGGAAATGTCGCTTTCGCCACATGCCTCCGGAGCCTTCACCAGCAGATAGCCGTTGCTGTGCGCGAAGGCGGCCAAGATCCGAGGATCGCCCGTCATGCGGACGATGCGATCCGCCTCGGCAAGCGTCAGGTGGTGCGTGTTGTTGTTGGGATTGACCTTGTTGCGCAGGACGGCCGCCGAAATGCCGACCAACGGCCCCAATGACTCGCTCCCGCCCTTGTACTCATGCACCGTCAGATCGGCCGCAGTGGTGATGTTCATATGTAGATTTCCTGAACGTATCTATTGCTTAGCAGCGGCCTTACGATGCGCTGCATGGAAAAACGAATTGCGCCCTACACGTCCAACGGCCCGATCTGGACCTTGTCGCAAGGCTTTGCCGGTGCTGCCGGTTGCGGTGCCGGCTGGGCCGGGGTCGTCGCGCTATCCATGCGCTCTCTCCTTCAAATGGGTGGTCAGCCCCTTAGAATGTTTGCTCTCACACAAAGCACTCGCCCCGAACAGGAGGGGGCCGACCATGGAAAACTTGCAGCAGATCACCGAAAACATCTGCCGACTGAAGGGCGAACTTTTCGCCATGCATGCCCTGCTGGACGCCATGTTCCAAAGCATCCCGGAGGACCAGTTGCGGACCTTGGCGCAAGCGCATGCCCAATCGACGGAAGCTGCGCGCGTGGTCCTGCTCAACAGTGCAACTTCGGGCGAATACGTCATTTCCGCCTTCGACGATCATTCAGAGAACTTGTCTTCCAGGCTGCACAACCTCGCTGGCCTATAGCCGACTCGAAGAACTTCTTCTGGGATGCCACGTGACTTGTCGGGCACATCGTGACGGCGTGGCGCTCCAGCGCAGGCCGGATCAACCACAGGACGAATCGGGCGTAGAGGCTATGCATGGAAGGTCTCCTGTTGAGCGGACCGCAATGCGCCCTGATCACAGTGGTCTGACAATTCAGGCCAAATGCGCCGCCAGTCGTCAGGACGGAGCGCGCTTCGCGCCACTTTCCCGCCCGTTCCGCGCTCGATATCCACGCAGCGCTCGGGGGAAATGGGTGAGAGGCCGGAAGCCATCTGCGATAGGTAGGAGGGCGAGACACCAATTGCTTTCGCAAGGGCTGCGGCCGTGCCACGTGGGCTGATCGAGATATAGGTCTTGAGGTCCATACCCAAGAGTTTAGTTAGCACTAAACCGTAAGGTCAAGTGTTTACTAATTTAGTGTCCTATAAACTTTCGCCATGACCACCCAAGAAATCCGACGGGCGAATCTCCGTGCCTGGGTCCAGCAGAATGGAACCCCTAGCAAGGAGAAGAGCTACTTCTCGCAAGTCCTTTCCGGCACCGCCCCCCTCGGAGAGCGAGCCGCGCGTCGCCTTGAAAAGGACTATCGGATGGGTGAAGGCTTCTTAGACACGCCCCAGGGTGACTCGCCTGTAATCCCGGAAGCACCGCCACCCACCCCATGGCCTTTCGCGACTATTCAAGAAGCCGACATACGCGCCTTGCCCGCAAGCCAGCTGAGCGCTCTGGAAGGCGCCATGGCGCTTGCAATCGCTCAGATGGGGCTGGGGATGGCTGTCGCCCCGCCCGCGTCTTCTCGCCCGCTGGCTGCGTCTCGTGGCGGCCTGGTGGACATGGATGCCGCAGACGATCCGTTTCGGATGCGAAAGGGCGAACTACCTTCTGCTCCATGGGAAGGTGGCAAAACAACCCTCCTGGCAGAGCGTGAGAACAAGGTTCGAATCAGCACCCGAGCTGGCGTTATCGCCAATGTTGGCCCAGGTGAACCACACGCGGCGAACGATAAGTTCGAGAAGGTTCCCGAGATGGCCGACGTGCGCCTGGCGGCCGGCGACGGCATAGAAAACCTAGTGGAAGAAGAAACCGGAACTGTTCAGTTCCGGCGATCCTTCTTGCGCTCGGTTGGCGCCGGCGCAGGGAAAGCCCGTGTTGTGTACGCCAAAGGCGACAGCATGGAGCCAATCATCCGGGATGGGGCGGCCTTGCTGGTTGTGCCCAACGAGAACCTCACCTTGCAGGATGTGGCCGCAGGCGGTGTGTACGCCATCAACTATGACGGCAAGATGATCGTAAAGACAGTGACGCAGGACCGACTGACGAAACGCTGGGTTGCGCGTTCGTTCAATCCCGCGCATCCCGACATTCCCCTGGAAAACGGCACCCCAGTTCGCGTGCTCGGACAGGTTGTGTGGGCAGGAACTCGCCTGCGCGACAACGAATCGGGCCAGTGGACGCGTTCATAGAATCCTTGCCCTCATAGCCAATAGCCACCTTCGGGTGGCTTTTTTTCGCCCCTACGTCTTGCGCCTGCCCCGCAAGTGCTACCTGCACTCAAGCGCAAGTTTAGTTTTTACTTGACGTTAAGTTTAGTGTTTACTAATATCCTTCTTAACGCAGCTTTGTCTGCACGCAGAACCCCACGGACCCGCAGCCAGCAATCAGGGCATCGCCTTAAGCGGGAGACGTCACCGCCACAAAGTCGGAATGGGGAAGGCGAGCATCGCTCCTTAACAACCAGTCAGACCCAACCGCCGCCCCACATCGGGGCCGCGCGCGGGCGCGCCCAGTTCCACGTAGGTGGCGCGAAACAACAACCGGGTGCCACCGCTGCGGAGACCAACGCAAGCGAAGCACTGAAAGTGGAGACAGGCCGGATAGACGGCAGAGAAACGCCTGGTACTCGACCAGGCGGTTTCGGCCAGCGCCGCGTGCGGCGCTTACCGAAGCCAACCAGAGAGGAAATCCTCATGAATCGCAGACCCACCCCGCAGAAGGAAGTAGATGCCTGGAATGCCCGCGTGAAGGTGGGCGACACCGTGGCATACGCGGAAGTGAGGGGTGAAGACACAAAGCAATACAAGACCGCCACGGCGGCCGAAGTGTTGAGCGGTCATACCGCCGTCGTGTGGCTCCATGGTAGGAACGACTGCGTGTGCGTCAGCCACTGCAAACCCATAAACGACCAGGTACACGATGTGGAAGGCTGATCACGGCGGCCAGCCTTTTTTCCCTCAACAGTCGGTCAGCAGACGCCAAGTCCCCAGCTCGACTATCACCCCGATGTCCGCGCCACGAACGGTAGCTCCAATTGCTTCGGACCAGGACTCGCCTGCTCCGTCCACGCAGGAAACTGTGAAGGTGAAACTGCTGCCGATTTCTTCTGGCTCCAAATCTCGTATCCGAAATTCCACTGACTGCTTGGTGTCAATTACCTGCCACTCAGTCGGAGGCCTGAGCAAGTCGGAACGATCACATTGCAAACGAACAGCCGATGCTCGATATCCAATGTTCTCAAGAACAAAATTCACGCTCGTTGACAAACCAGACATGGTTCGTTTTTCAGCGCGAATATCAAAACTTGGCATCAACCTGTTCCGCGCTGCAGCCTGTTCGCTTTTGAACTGTTCCAGTTGAACTTGCACTTGTTGCTTTGTCACTTCGACTAGTTCGCGCTGATGCTCGACAGATTGCCTCAATTCTTCCGCCTGCTGCGCCAAGGCAGCCGTACTCAACCTCAGTTCTTCCCCTTGTTGGAAGTACCCCAAGATGAGCCAAAGTAGCGCCAAGGGGCCAACAACGCCGGCGAGGAAGTCGCCAATTGCGTTGAGTTCCATGCCGAAAAAACCACCCCACTTCGCCCATCCCAGCACAACGACGGCAGCTAGGTAAAACAACGTAATTGAGATACCGACCCAAGTCAGTTTCTTACTCATCGCTCATCCCTCCAAGTGCTCGGATTCTAATTAGAGCGATTTGGGCGCGCAATTTAACGCAGCATCTCCCCATGCCCCGCGTGCGGGGTATCGGCAGGCGCTGCCTGATCCCCATCAACCCTACGTCCACACCGGAGCCATCCCCATGGCCGAAAAGATCATCCGCTTCATCGAAGAACTCATCGACGCTTTCAACTTCGGAAGCAGCATCAGCAAATAGCTAAACGCAGAGCACTGAATCCGCAATGCACAGGGTCGCCGCTCTGCTGCTTACTTCGCATTTTCACTTAGACCATGCTAGAAATAGGATTCCATCTTCGAAACGCTCCAATCCACAAGGAATCCAGTCGTGCGCATTTTACTTTCATGCATGCAGTGTTTTCAGGACACAGGCACACCAAGTCTGCACTTTAGTCGGCCAGAGATTCGTGATGACGGGAGATATGAGAACAGATGTCCTGCCGGACACGACACCACGACCTTCCTACAGCAACAGAAATTTGAAGTTCTCTTTGAGGTCGGCGCAAACGCAATCCTTGATGGTTATTACCGAGAGGCCGTCTCGTCTTTCACATCCAGCCTAGAGCGATTCTACGAGGTCGCTCTGCGAATTCTTCTTTCCCGATCTTCGAAATCGGAGGATCTGTTCAACATGTGCTGGAAGGAGGTCTCGAGCCAATCAGAACGGCAGTTAGGCGCGTTTGTTTTTGTGTGGGCCACCAATTTCGGAAAGGCGCCGGCACTCCTGCCGAACGCCTTGGTGAAATTCAGAAATGAAGTAATTCACAAGGGAAAAATCCCCTCGAAGGAGGAGGCTTTGCGATATGGGGATGCCGTACTTGGCGTCCTCCGTCCAAAGCTGTCTGCGCTGAAAGCGGAGTTCACCAAAGAAATTACTGAGCTTACATCCCGCCAATTTCATAAGCAGCAAGCCGAATCTTCCAACGACCACCTTGTTGCAACACTGGGCATGGCCACTTGCGTAAGCCTAATGGGCGGAGACACTGCCAAGCAAGACCAGAGTTTAGAGGACTACCTGAAGAGCCTCGCCCAACAGCGCTACATCTTCGAAGGCCTCGGAGCGCCAAAGCTCTAAGTAAGCCGCCGGCCCGAACTACAGGGTTGCGTCGCAGAGCAGACCGGTGCCGAAACTCACCGGCGCTGAGAGTGACTTTCAAGGTTATCCGGGCTACTGGCCCGCTCTCCAAAGCCCATCACCGCGCGTTCGCGCAAATCCCCATGCCTACAACTATCCCCGCCATCTGGTGGGGCCTGGCTCTGCTCGCCCTGGTGGCGGTGGCCCTGGTCCCCATCGGCAACTACTTCACCCGCCGCTATGTCGCGGCCGATCCCTGGAGCCCCACATGAACACCATCAGCGCAAGCGCGCCCCCGGTGCGCCAGCGTGACCCCATCACGATCAAGCAGGCAGCCCGGAATCTGAGCGACCTCATCGCACCCCGCGACCACGCCGGCAAAGGCAACTGGAGCGACGACGCGGATATCCCCCTGTGGGCCTGGCCCGCCAGCCTGGCGCTGGCTGCGTTCTTCCTCTTCGGCCCAGAAATCCTCGGCTGGCTACTCGGATACCGCTCCTAGACGCCACGCTGACCACGCCTCTTCACCTACTCACGTTTTGTTGGAGGCATCGCCAGTGACTCAACCAGTTCCCCGTCTGCATCACAGTCAAGTCTCAAAAGAAAGGTGTGGACATCCACACCTTGGCAGGCGGCTTCCCCTTGTGCTACTCGCCAGCACTCCACGAGGCGCGTCTCCTCCACACTAACTTTCATTTCGTGAATCGGCTGAATCGGCCGATCCGCAGCGGTTTCCCCGCACAACCCGCTTTCATAGCAGAACCGCTCCAATCCCCTGCGGATAGCCGCGCCAAACCGGCTATTCGAGTCTTCCATTCTGACCTCCATTACAACGGGAAGAATCTTAGCCCAATCACAAAGTGGCCAAACCATGAACGCTCCCCCAGCATCGTTCAAAACGATGATCAAGGACGGCACGATCAAACGCGCCGACGCAATGAAAGTCCGCTATTCCGATATCCGTGTGAAAGAAGGTTTCAACCTCCGCGACCTGGATGACGAATACGAAACCGGTATAGAAGCACTGGCCTCCTACATTCTGGCCGGGGGCACGTTTCCCGCACTCGAAGTCATCGCCCTGCCGGACGGTTCCGGCGTAGAGGTGGTGGACGGCCACCGTCGCTATGACGCGATTGGACGGGCGATCCAGCGCGGCGCCCCCATCGAGTGGGTGTCCGTCGTCGGGTTCCAGGGCAATGAAATAGAGCGCCGTGCGCGCATCTACACCAGCAACGAAGGCGTCAAGCTACGCCCGCTTGAAGCGGCACGCGGCTTTAAGCGGTTCCGCGGGATGGGCCTGGATACGGAGGAAATAGCGGCGCTCGTTCACCGCAGCCGGCCCCATATCGAAAACTATCTCGTCCTGGCTGACGCTGAGCCCGATGTGCAAGCGCTGGTGCGCAGCGGCGCGGTCTCCGCCGAGGTCGCAATAGACACTGTGCGCCTGTACGGCGCCAAGGCGGGAGCGTTTCTGAGCGGCAAGGTGGACCAGGCCAAGGCCGCCGGCAAGTCCAAGGTCACCGCCAGCACCATCCACGGCCGCGCCCTCCCCCGCAAAGTCGTCTCCCCGCTCATCAGCGGCGTGGACTCCTTCATCAAGGGACTGGACGCCAACCAGCGCGCAATCCTCATCGACATCCAGGAAGGCCGCGTAGCTGCCGACACCATCACGGTAAAGGCCGAAGACCTGATCAACTTGTTCCAGGCCCACGGGGCCGTCGAAACCGTCCGCGCCAAACGCGCCGAGAAAGCCGCCAAGGAGGCACAGCAAGCCGCCCCCGATACACAGGCACCTATAGACCTTGAACAAGAGGAAGCCACAGCATGAGCGCCCCCGAGATATCCATCCCCGTTGACGTCGTGGACGCCGCCATCAATGGCTGGTTCAGCACCCTACCGGATGGCAGGGATCAGCAGGAGCATTTCCGCATTCGAATGCGCGCCGCCCTTGCGGCGGCGGGCTGCCCCGCTACTGGCGATGCGCGGGATGCGAAGCGGTATCGCACCTGGCGCGATGCGATGGTGGCAGAGGACACCGAGTTCCGGCTGACCGTCGCCGCTGCTCTTCCCAGCGAAGTAGGCGACACGCGACCGCCGACCAGCGCGGAATGGGATGCCGGCATCGACGCCGCCATTGCCGCCCAGCAGGGCAAAGGGGGTGAGGCATGAGCATTTACTATGCGCGCGTCTGGCCGCACTCAGGCGTTGGGGTCCGGGATATCGCCCCGGCGGCTGTCCGGGACAAGCCGATTGATGAGGTTGACGAATGGGATGCCGAGCCCTGCGCCGAGGACTATTTCCACAACCATGACGGGTTTGAGGCTAATTGGCCGCTAACTTTCGCCCTGTTCGACGGGATCACTGGCCCCGAGATTGGGCGGTGGGTAGTCGCTCTGGAATTTGAGCCGTCGTTTACCGCCTCTCAGCAGCAGGATGGGTGAATGGGCCGCGCCACCTCAATCGTCCGTCTGCGCCAGCGAGATCGGGTCATCGTCCCCGAACGGACCAACGTTGATCAGCGTGTTCCGGTGGTCGCACCCCGGGCACTTGAAGAAGCATCCAGCCTCATCAATCTCGGGGTCGACTGCGGAAAACATGATTTCCAGCCCGCAGTTTCGGCATTTCCACAT